AGAATGTTTATTTAGAGACGACATAACCAAAGCTGAAAAAGATGCTCTATACCATATGTTAACTTTTAGTTTTCACAATATGGATGGACATCTCTATGGAGTAACAGGAGGAAACGAATCTGGTTCTTATGTGACAACTCTACTTAATGTATTTGTAGTCCACTTTACATCGTGGTACACTACTATACGTTTGTATAAAGAGAGAGAAGGCGTCATGCCCAGTCTAGAAACACTAGAAGGATTATTAAAATCAGTAATCATGGGTGATGACTGTTTACGTAAATATAGGAATGACTTCAAAGTAACATTCGAGGATTTAGCCAAAGATGCAACACTCTTCAATCTAACTCAAACTGAAGCAAAAGGAGAAGGAGAAATTTCATTCTGTAGTAGAACATACATAGAATTAGAAAATGGTATATATGCGCCGGTACTCAAGAAAAGTTCTATAACATCATGCTTATTTTGGTTAACGTCTGAAGATAAGGAACAAATCAATCAAAATTGTTATGTGGCTCTACTAGAATCTGCTCTATACACATTCATGGAAAAGAAAGAAGGTAAAACTACCGATTTTCTATTTGATAATGTGCGTAAAACAGCTCTAGATTACTCCAAGAAATATCAATTTTCATTAGATCTATTTCCTTATGAAATGTACATTACTGGCTTTATCAACTATGTCAGAATGTACTCTAAATCACCTTTTTATAAGGACAAAGATGGAACCCAATTATCAACACAAAGTAATAAGTTTGCAACTTCTTCAGATTTAACTGAAATTTCAAAAGTTATAAACGAAATTATATTGAAGCAATCTACCGCCAATATGCTGCCAGAAGATTATGGTTTTGCTGATGTCAAATTCAATGAACATCTTCAACGAGACGACGTCAAAGAATATTCTGTTATTTATAAAACAACAGGATGGAATGAAAAACCAACGTGGGACGTAACCGTTTTAGCTATGTCTAATACAGATATACTGTATAAAGGTATGGCTCACGGTGCTACGAGAAAGGATGCCTATAAGCAAGCTTGTCACAACTATCTACAAGCTCGAGGTGTCAAAGACGAACCGGCAGATAAAAGCATTAATGATTTAGAAGAACAGCTTCAACAACTTTGTGTGGCATCAACCGTAGAAGAATTTCTAAAAGAAAGGCAAAAGAGGTTAGAACTAGAGTTTCAAATCCACGAAACAAAACAAATGCAAGAATATGCTCAAGAATTGTTACGCTTACGTCGAGACAAAACAATATCAACACGCGAACATCCTACTTTCGACGAATTTGTAACACAAAAGATGTTTAAATCTAGTCCTTTATTGAGACGAGGTACAGCAAACCAACAATATATTGATGTACCAGAAGATAATAATACGTTCATTAAATTCGCTGAAATTGATAACGCGCATCTAACTCCTGTACAACGTTCAAACGTCTTGGATAAAATGAACATCGCTTTAGAAAAAAG